AATATCTTCAATCTGCCCCATTGCAGCTAAGAAATAATCATCATCATCCAATAATCTTCGATCCCCTTCTAAGAACAAATTAACCAATAGAACCTTCAGTGCGTTAATTCTATCCTTTGCTTGATTTTTTGAGAACTGGGAGAATAACTTTAATGTTGGTTTACTAAAATAAGCTCCAACCCACTCACCATCATTCTCCTCATCTTCTACCTCTATATGAAAAATCCGCTTAACATTTTTAGTGTTATCGGATGCATATTTTGCTTTAATTCTTGCAGCAGCTTCATCTTTTGCAATTTGTGTATCAATTTCTTTCTGCTCTTCCTCAGTTACAACTATGTCGATAACTGCTTCTACGACTTCTTCTTTTACTTCACTCATAATTTTCCTATTTAGTAATTAATAATTATAACTCATAGGAATATAGGGAAATTAAAGCAAAAAAAAAGGTAGCTGCAAACGCAACCACCATTTCAGTTATAATTATAGGAAAATAATTCTATAGTCTACCTAATCCGATAATCAAGTTATCTCTCCATAATACGTGAGAAGGATTTAAAGGATAAGATTTTTCGATAAGAGTGTCATCTTGTGACACTGAATTACCATTTTCATTAATGTAACAATTTTTAATTGTATGCGTTACATTTTTTGAATCGTCTGGGTGCTCAAATGTAACTATTACATCAAACTGACCTAGATCTTGCATTCTACCAGAAGGGATACTTTTTCTAATTTGCTCTACATCATCCATATGTAAAGTGATTGATCCAGAAGCAACAACGTTTCCAAACCCTCTTGAAACCGGCATATCATTTGCACCATTATTGAATTCCGCTTTTTGCGTATCCATGTATTCGATTGCAGATACCCCAGACAATGGTTGAGTAATGTTGTTGAATCTGATCTCAATTTGTGACCAACTGTAAGCTGTGCCGTTAATCATTGGCTCCATATCTTTTTTTTATTTAAAGTTAATATTTATTAAAAGGGGAGGGCTTTCGCCCCTCCGCTAAACTTGTGTTGCCAATCCTATATCGATACAAAGCTGATCGTTAGAATCAACTGGAACAATTCTGTAAGAGATATTGAAGCAATCCTCAGTAAGAATATTTTGACTAGCATCAATATCAATTGCGAACCCAGAAATCTCTCCTGCTGCTGCCATTGCTGAAAGCTGAGTGTGAACGATTGAACTGAAAGCACCAATTGTACCTGCAGAAACTTTACCAGTTGTTGGATTAATATACAATGGTTGTTGGATCGTTGGCAATAAAGCTACACGAACATTTCTACGAGACTTATCAATTGCTCTATTCTTAGCGATTGTATTATAGTCCTGCAATGATAATGCGTGTTGCTTAGAAGCATAAACTCCTGCAATATCCGCATATCTGTGTGGGAAAATAAATCCATTCTCACTAATCTGATCCAATTCATTATCACTCAAATCTTCATATGGAGTATTGCTATCAATGTCAGTTACTACACCACCCCAACCGAATGCGATAGTTTCAACTGCTGCACCTAGACTAAATTTTGCTGTCCAACCAATTGACTCATGAACATTAGCTAATGATACAAGGCTGATAAAAGCTCCTACAGTACCAACAGATGCTTTATTTGTAAGACCATCTTGAATATCTTTTGTTAGTTGATCATTCTCTTGACCAATATTTACAGAAACTCTTTTACCAAGTCCGAATAGGGTTGTCGCTTTAATTTTATCAATATCAGCATCCACACCACCTACAGTCGCAACATTTGCGTGTAATATAACTGAATAAGGTTTGTTTTTTACTGCATCACCTTCTGCAATAGCGTTAATAGCTGCCACATGATTTACTGTGTATGGAGTACCTTGAGTGAACAAATCTTGTCTTGTGTAAACTCCTTGTTGACGAATTCTACCTTGAGCTATAGTCTGAACCTTAGAGATATGAGTAAAGTCTGCTGAACAATCTGCTAAACCTACATATAGTTCTCCATTAGGATTAATTGCGAAAAAATCTGCAATGTGTTTGTGAACAACTCCACCCTCATAAACTGAAGCGTGACCATAAGGCTGAATACCTAATTCAACAGCATCTGCTAATGAATATATTTGGTGAACTTCACCGTTTGCACTAATTGTAGTACCATCCGATGGAGAGGTTGTTACATCAAAAACAAGAGAAGCTACGTGATCTGCACCTGCGATAACTGAGATAATATTACCATCGGTTACCGTAAATTTAATTTTACTTGTTGCCATTTATGTTTTATTTATATTTTGAAATTTTAATTAAGAGCAAAAAAAAGGGGGAAGGTGAATACCCACCCCCAGTTGGTTGTTTATTTGCTAATCTTATGCTACTAAAGTATAAGTTGTGTGAAATACCAATTCTTTTGGTTTTGCAACAACAGTGTCACCTTTCATTAACATTTTGAAGAAATATAATTCAGAGTTAGCTTCTTTCTTTTCAATCTGAAGAACTTCTCCATCATTTTGATAATCAAGACCAAACCATAAGTTAGAATCAATTCCAGTACCTGCGATAGCTGCTACAATAGTAGAAACTGGCACACCGTTAGTTGGAACAATTTCAATACCTCTAAAACGCTCAACGTTTGTGTTAGTGTAATTTGCGTGCTTGAAGTTAGACTCAATTAATGCTTGATCATAAAGATCGAATAAAGTTAAGTCTAAAAGAATCTTTAAATCTTTCTTACGTCTGATCGACTTTGGAATTGCATTAAATACTCCGTTAAGTGCAGCTAAGATTTCAGTTGTGTTAGTGATCTCAGTGCTTCCAGAAAGAATAGGTTTTTCATCTGCAGCTAAATCTTTATAGTCTTGTAAGATACGTGGTAGTAATCCGTTAAAGAAAGTATGACTTGAAACAGTGTCATCTGCAGAAATTGGAAGACCTTCTGATGGAGTACCTGCGAAAGTTCCAGAAATAGGAGACTCTTCACTTACACCATGCCAGATCTCAGAACCTAAGTGGTTATTCAATTCCTTCATTAACTCAGATACCATTGCAATCTGAACTTGTGAATCTAACTTTCTAAAAACTAGGTTGCCAGTTGGCTGACCGAATTTCCAAAACGATTCGAAATCACGAGGATTAAACTCTGTATAAACTAAAAAATCATTTGGTTTAAGCTTACGCTCACCGAATGTAAATGTTCCAACACCAGAAACCGGAGTAGCTGTGTGCTTTTGAACGATATTACTAACTCTTAAAGTTGGTAACGTGTATTCGTGCTGAATACCAGTTTGAACTTTGATTGATCCTAAATCAACTGTATCATTTCCAGTTGCTGCTTCTACGATGAAATCTGCTAAAACCTCACCAGAATATGATGTACTAATTGCTACTGACATAATTACTTATTTTTTCTGTTTGAATTTGCTTCTTTGATTTGAGCTAATTTTGCATCCATTGGAGACAACACTGCTACTGGAGTTTCGACTTTCTCAACTTCCTTTTCTACTTCTACTTCTGCAACAACTGGTGCTACACGGTCTGAAAGCTTAACCTTTTTTGCTTCACTTGAAGTTAATCCTGCAAGAGCTTCTTTAGCAAAATCAAACGATGCTACTAATAAGCCAGTCCAATGTTCTTTAGCTTCAGTAGTAATTTTACCTGCATCAGCAGCTTCGTTTACTAAATCAGTGATTACTAATGTGTGAGCTTCTGCTTTCTCAGTCTTAAATACTTCGATTTCAGCTACAAGTCCTTCAACCTTTGCTTCAGCTTCCAACTTAACCACATTTGCTGTTTCCAACTCTGCAGATACCGAAGCGATCTCAACGTCCTTCTCTGAAATTGTAGATGTTGCTGCAACTAATTCTTCGTTAGTTTTTGCAACCTTTCCTTCCAAAGATTTGTTTGATGCAACGATGTCTTTTACTTTAGCATTAATTGCTTCCAAATCCGCATTCTCAATGTTTAATGATGCAGAAATGTTTTCCAACGATACTGTTGACATATTCTTTTTATTTTTGGTTACGGATGCACTCACATTCTCAATAACAACAGCAGCAGCTTCCAACTCTGTATCGTTTTGTTTTTCTTTTGTGTTAATTACTAGCCCTGCAGCTATCAAATGTAACTCGTTTACAATCTCATCAGTTGCAATCGTTTCCGACAATACTGAAAGATTCTCTTCAAGTGATTTTTGAATACCAGTTTCTTCAATCTCAGAAATCAAACCAAATTCAATTGCTTTAGAAGCATTAAACCAAGTTCCATCTTTACCTTCATCGCCACTCATAAAAGCTTCAATCTCATCATCGTTTTTACCGAGTCTGTTTTTATAGATTGTTTTAAGCATTCCAGAGAAAGCTGTTAGTTGGTCGTTCTCAGCTTCTCCAGTAGGAGAGTAAGGATTATGCCACATTAACAATGCGTAGTCAGCCATCACTGTCTTATCGGCAGCTAATGCAATTACGGATGCCATTGAAGCAGCCACACCAACAATTCTTGCAGTGGTTGGAATCTTGCAGTCAAGTATTGCCGAAACAATATTTAAACCACCCATTACCGATCCTCCAGAAGAATTAATTTTGATATCTATTTCCGAAGAAACAGATTCAAGGTATTTGAAATCAAAAACAAACTTATCAGAAACTTCACCCTTTTGATCGAGTCCATTAAACAGCTCAATTACAGATTTTCCACCGATAACGGTTTCAGCAACATAATTAAGTTTTAATGCCTTTTCTCTCATATTATTTGTTTGATATTAGAATATAGGGGAATAAATTAAAAAATAAGGTCTATAATGAAAAAACTTTCAAAATAGACCAAAATACTTCATTTATCACCTAACAATCATCTCCATCCGGTGTTGTGGTAGATGGGGTAATTGGTATTGTTAATATTGGATAATCTACCTCATCTACGATCTCTGGAGTAACACATAGCTCAACTGGAGCATTAGAATTTAGTTCCGGATCATTAGCATCAATGTAATTCGCATAAGTATATGCGTTAACATTCCAAAATGTAACCCAGTAATTCAATTCATAGACTTGATTATTATCAAACATTTCCGGCATTACTTCAAACCCCTTAAATATGGATGCTAAATACGTTGTATCCCACTTACTATTAAGTAATGAGTTATCTATCAGTTTCGGTAAATCAAATATGGCTAATGGATCATTGTGAACCAAGTTATTTGTTACAACATGAACTCTAATCCTAGCCTCCACATGATAAATGTTGTTTGGTCTGGGTGTATTTCTTATTTCCTCCGGCTTAAAGAATACTGCAGGAAACATTATAAGCTGCCCAGTATTCTCAAACCCTTTCACTTGTGTCATCTGACCTCTATTCAAATCGACTGTCTTAAATACCCTCTCCCCATGCTCATTTGTTAATGACTCTAGCTTGGATGTTATGTCGTCAAATATTTCTCTCATAATCTACCTATTGAAAAGTTCTTATTAAATAATCGGTTTATTCTATTCTTCAAAATACTTCGAATTCTACCATTCAATACCTTTGATGTTCCAATAAACTTTCTTGCCGGAATATCATACCCCTGCCTATTCTTACCGCCCCTATTATGCAATTTTGCATAAGGTGCTTCATATGATACTCTAGCAATCCTACCTCCACTTGATGGCGGTAAAATCCTTTTAGTTCTCGATCTTCTAAGCTTACCAGTATTCTTAAGTATCTTGTCATGACCCTTTCCCTCTATTGTTGATGGCTTCAGAGGTGCCCAAGGCTCAACAGACCCACCATCATTAAAACCCTCATCATCGCAAGTTTCATCAAAATGATCTTCTGCTGCAATTGCCGAATCCATTAATGCATCATTTACATCTGCATTAAAGGAGTTGGCTATTGAGTGGATATGTGCTATAAATTTTTTTGGTGTAAATGTTGCCATTACAATTTTTCTAGTTGTTGTCTAACTTTTAAAGCATCTGACTGAGAGATATTCTTGTAATAAGGGTGCTCTCTTGTAAATATACTTCCAGAATCTCCAACGTTAGTCCTAAACTCTGCAGGAACTTGATTTTCACTCGGTAACTTGCGTGAGTTTGTTAATTGTCTTCCATCCGAAGATCCGGTGTCAAATAAGAAACATCTACATCCATACTCCCAAGGTGGAAGGAATGTTGACTTTGCCCAATCAGCTTTTCTCATCTTAACACCTTGAAGTGCTGTGTGGTTTGGTCTAACGTGACTATCATTCTGTGTTCCATATTCTAGTATATTTTGATCAGAACCTACTGATCTCCATACTTTAGCGAATTCATATCCAGTTATAAATGCTTCAAACTCTACTTTGTGATATGTTTGATTAAATAACTTATTCGCTTTCAATGCTTCATCGAAGAATCGTTGATAATCTCCACTATAGGTAGCTGCGAGCTTGTTCACGATCACCAATAGTTGATGTTGCTTAACTGCCGCAAATGTTGCTAAGAAGTCCTTCACACGGCTTAACCATGCCGCCTCTTCCGGTGTTTTTACACTAGCATCAACTTCATATCCATATGTAGATTGAAACAACTCTTTCGCAAGATCGTAATGTAGTTTAGTTAATTCATCTGAAGTAGTGATATTCTCTCCTGCGTGTATTCTTGGCAATAATGCTTGTAATACTGCAGAGAACTTTTCGAAATCGTTATCTAATGATGCAACGATATCAATTCCATGCGTGTGGTAGCCTTTATATGTTTCAGTGATGTCATTAATCAAGTCAACCTTAGAAAGCTCCTTAGAGTTCAATTTTCTTAATGCTTTCTGCATATCCGAAGCTTGTATATCTAAATCACATCCTGCAACTGTATCGAAGAAGTTTACACTTGCATTCAGATTACTTTTTGCTTTTGGTTTTGCAGGGTCTTTAGAAGTAGCTTTATCTGGATTACCTTTCTCCTTAACAGTTTTTTCACCGTAAGTAAGTAATTGATCATTGCTTTCTTCAAGAATTTGTCTACCAACCTTAACGCCAAATGTAGTATAGATTTCTTCGGAATCCATTTCAAATGACTGTAGTAAAACTTCAAATAAATCCTTCTTAGCTTCTGGAGACATTTCAAGAACGTTCGAATATTCGAATGTTGCATCTGCAGGAATCTTTAATCCCTTCTCCCTCAATCTCCACATCAACTCCTCATTGATATTGTTTTGAACGAACTCTCTGATCGCCTCAACTCTATCAACCATTACTCTGTATTGGATTTCTGCTGAACCTGCGTAAGCTTGGCTCTCTGTGGTTGCAGACTGTCCTAAGATCAACATTGTCATCTCATCATTTGTAAGACGAACTAATTCAGTATAAATCTTATTTGTATCATTTGAAATCTGGTTAAGGAAAGTAATGTCATCCTCTAATCCAGTTACAATAACTCTCGTATCTCTCGCTTCAGCAATTTCGTTAGCTAATGACTTCTTTTCTTCGTATGAGTCATCAGTAGTCTTCCCAACAATCATTGGAGTACCATATGTCTCTGCATACTGTGTATGTGAACTGAGGGCGAATCTTTTCGACATCACAATTGGTAATGCTTTCAACAACCAACCTAATCCTTCATCTCCATCGACTAAGATATAATCATTTTCCAATTCCTCAGAAGTAATATCCCATCCACTTGAATCGTGAATATTCTCTAATACTAAGTTGTCCAATGGAGCAACGTTTCTTCGTTCAATCATTCTAACCTCTTTCAAGGTTCCAGTTTTCTTGTTGTAATCTCCAAGCTCCATTAATGAATAACCGAATAATTTCGACTCCAGTACACCCCTAATGTATTTTGGAAACCAAGACTTCTTAATTAATGATGTGGCTTCAACATTGATTTTACCATCTGCATTATGAATAGCATACCTCTCACCGATAATTTGATGAAACAATGAATCAACAATTGATGTTAAGTGTAAGTCCAACATCGCATAATCATACAAATCCATCAATCTGAACCTATAGTCAATACGATTACCATATTTTCTGTAGTATGAATAATTTGAAGCATTTTGATATTCTGCCACAAAATCAGAAACTGTCTTAGAGCTTCTATCATAGTAAGTGTAAAGCTTATCAAAATCAAACTTATCTGATCTTGTCTTTCCACCTTTATTTCCATCGGCAACATTTGGTGCTTTAGCTCCCCCTAATGCCTGCCTCCCTGCCATATGCTGCGTATTATAATGTGATTGCCCGA